ATGTTAAACAAGCAAGAAACTAGCATTATCACCCAAGCCAAAAATATCCTGCAGCGCGAACTGTCGCTCAATACTTCCGTATTGAATAACAGCTCGATGGCTAAGGATTACGCCTACTTGCAGTTTGCTGACAGTGAGCGTGAATTGTTTGGCCTTCTCATGCTGACCAATCAGCACCAAGTGATTGATCTTCGCGTGCTGTTCCAAGGCACCATCGATGGCGCAGCGGTTTACCCCCGCGAAGTCGTGAAAGCTGTACTTGAGAGCAATGCTGCCGCTGTGATCTTCATCCACAATCACCCATCAGGCGTGGCTGAACCCTCACAGGCTGACATCGCTATCACAAGTAAGCTGGTCGAAGCATTGGGAACGGTTGAAGTGCGAGTAATTGACCACTTTGTTATCGGTAATACATCAGTGGTTAGTTTTGCTGAAAGAGGGCTGATCTAGCCTTAACCGCCGGGGGCATCAGCCCCCGGCACCTTTTAGACTTTGGAGATAAAGATGAGCGAGAACCACGCAAGCTATTCCGTGGCCGGCAATGATACTGTGTCGCTCGATGAGATCCGCTCATGGAGCAGCATTCGATTATTTCATGATCCAGCCTATACAGCACCAGAACCAGCGCAGGTGAAGGCCTTGCTGCAGTATGCCGGCTTCACCCAAGTGGAAGCCGCCAAGCTGATTGGTGTCAATTTTGATGAAAAGAAAGGCGGCTCTAATGTGATTCGCAGATACATCGCTGAGCGATCGAACAAGAATCACAGACAGATCCCCTACGCCTCCTGGAGACTGTTACTGCTCTATGCCGGCATCGTCAGCATAGAGTCAGGCATCCATCCAGTGGCCACCAAGCGCATTCTGCACGCGCATTAGCATGGCAACCCAATCAGCTGGCCAGATCCACACTGGCCAGCTGAGATCCTCACCCTGCTTCTAATGGCCAGCCAATCACTGACAGATCGAGGGCGTCGAGCTCGGCCATATCAGCCGCTCCCTTGATTGAGTCCTTAACTGCCTTGTATTGATAGAAAATAGCGTCTTTGGCATCGAGTATGCTCATACCGGCCTGCATCATTTCCTGTGCCTCCATTGTCACTACCACGTTATCAGCATCAGTAAATGTCATGGATTCTGTTGGAGAGCCGCCAATTACATACACCATTGCACCCTGCACTTTGTTAGTGAGATTCATGCGATCGTCATCATCGCGGAACTGGATCTCATGCTGAGTGACCGGGAAAGACACTGTGATATTGGTATAGAAAGCCGCCCGAAAAGCATCAGCCCACACCTGCAATATCTCGGCTTTCTTAGAAGCCAGCTCAGCAACTTCTTGGTCAGCCAGCGCCTGGGCTTCAGCAGCGGCCTTGATGCTTGCAGCATCCGGAATCAGCTCGAGCTGACCGCTGACTTCATTGAAAACCCAGTAGTCCTGGTTGTATTCAGCGAAGTGGTCGTCAGGCACAATAAGATCGAGCGCCTTTGTGTAGGAGGCGTGCGAAATAGTGCCATCTTCATTCAGCTTGACAAATAGACTACGCGACATCGGATTGCCTCATAACGCCCATCTCAAATGCTGTGGCACGCATCCACATCTTATAACCCGCCCCGGCACCTATCTCAGATCGAAAACGGAACTCCCACCCAGGCAACAAAACACCATAAGGCGCCATTTCCCCCCAAGTCGGAGGATCTGCCTGAAATGTTAGCCAATAAGGCACAGCAGCGCTTATATTGCTGGAAGCGCTTGCCCCACCGGGCTTTACACCAGTGTTAGTTGTATATCTTTGGGTATCTCCATCATCATAGATTTGGAATCCCCAAGCTGTATTTGACCCATAACTTGCAATGGACAAAAACTCAACTTGAACCTTACATGGTTTCGTCGGCTTCAGTAGCAAGGTATCAAACTGCGTGCCGTTACCCTCAACAATAATCTCAACGACCTCAATGATGTTAGTGGATAATTCTTCATTCATCGGTTTCATATTAATTATACCCCTACTATTTAGGCCGCCTGGTTCTCATGGACACCGAGGGCAAGAATTTTTATTCCAAAATACCTATCAAATTCGATAGCATCGATCGCTGCCGCATCTAACGTGCGCATATTAAGCACCGCCTGCGAAAAAGTAGTTTTATCCCCCTCAAAAGAGCCCAACAACTCCTCTCCCTGCACCTGATATGTTGCCTTGTAGATCTTGTTAAAGGGCGAGCTCTCACCAAGGTAGTAGAACTCATCACCGTTTACATCAGAGCCCACAGGATGGCTACGAAAATTTGCGTCCCCAAAGTTACTCAGGCTAGTGTACTCAAAAGATGTGCTCGTGCTTGAAGGCGTATTGTTTGAATTATTCGCATAAGCATTCATCGCCGTGACGGTATCATTAGGGATAGCACGATAAACGATAGGCGTCGAATTTTCCTCGCTCCTGTAGATGTGAAATTTGTCGGTAGCCTCATCATAGGACACCCATATTTTTGTCCCTAGACTATAATTGGCAATCGCAGTAAGACCATTAAACTGACAAAAAGCGCCAGTATTAACATTTATTGCCCTGAGCACGTTAGTCTCGTCACTGCCACGCAAGTAAAAAAGCCAGCCCATAAAGAGACAGCTTCTTGGATAGGTATCATCTGGAACATCGATTCCGTTGCGAAGCGTTACCGTGCCGCCGCCAGGCGTATGCTTTTTTAGGTAGCCACCGCTCTCGAACCACACAACCCCGTCATCCACAATATGTGCAAGCATATAAGAACCGCTACTCAGCGTCGTTCTCGCGCTCGCCTCAGTGGCCCAATAATATACATAGCAACCTGCGTTGCTATCGTGTCTTACCTGGTAGAATGAAGAACCAATTTTTTTGACCTCTTTAGTGTCAGAACTGGATAAGCTCGCCAGGTTAATGGTTGAGGTTTCTTGCTCTCCAGAGTCAGATGCAGTCTCGACCACCCCATTGATCACTCGCGCCTTTTCTTCAACCACATTCCAGGAAAGGTACTTAAATGTATTCATGGAGAACTCAATACCGCTGAGCGGGTACTGGCCCAGATCAGTTTTAAGTTTCAACGTCGTACCCGCAGGCACTTTGAGCGCACCGACTAGATTGATAGTCGCATCGTAGGGAATGGGAAAATCATTGATAGTAAGCTCAACACCAGTGAGCCAGTCAGTTTCCACATAATATTCCGTAATCACATAGGAGTTATCTGCCGCCGCAGCTAGGAGTATGTGCTCACCGTCCGTCAGCTCAGCCCCACCCAATTCAACGTCGATGATTTTTACAATTTTGTCTATAGACATCAGATTACTCCGTGTTTAATAAGGGATGCGATGCCAAAGCTCGATCCACCATTCTGAGCTCTTACTTGCCAGGCGATTCCATCAATTGAGTGATAGATCCTGAATTGCTGAGGCTGCAAGAGTTTGGGATCCACATCATTGAGAGCCTCGTCATCAATGGAGTTTCCATCTGCTGGCCACACTGCTGCGCTTTGTGCTCCAGCGTTGCTCACCTCACACTCAGCACCAGGCTTGGCAGGAGGAAGCGCAACACCATCACCAGCGTTATCACACACATCGATGCGATTGAGCTGGGCTGTCATTGGCGTTGCGCCTGCCTGTGTCTGTGTATCACCGGCCTCGATACCCGTTGCCACCGATTTGCGAATTAGATAGCCATTGGCATCGATATCTGATCCCAGGCGCAAAGCACCGTCACCGCCGAGCGAGAGCCCAAACTGAACGATCCCAACCAGAGCCGCCTTCTCTGCATCGGTGAATGGATTAGTGTCAGGATTGGATTCATAGCGCGCCTTTATCAGCGTATCTGTGAGATACCAGGGCACCGCTCTCAGGTTTAACGATGTCGATGAGATCTGCAGCCCGTCCTCACCACCGCGAACGGCATCGAGGCCTGCCACAGAGACTGCTGCCCCCGCACCAATTTGCGCAATGTCGCTGTGCTGATAATCAAAGTGCAGATCTGACAAACCATTGCGCCGGCCAGTATCGTCAAGTAACACCACATCGCCGCCAATCACATCCACGGACACATCCACAACAGGATCCGATAGCGTGACCGTACTGGAAGCCAGTACGCCTGCCAGCGACTTGTGCAGGCGCTTCACAGCACCGCTGCTTAGAGCCTCAGTAGATAAGGACAGCGCAACCAAACTGCCAGGGAAAGGATCTGAGCCGCTGACATTGATTCCAATCTTAGTGACCGAATAGACAAACGCGGCAAACGTCATGCCTGTGCTGCTTCCCACCTGATTACTATCGCAATACAGAACGACATCATTGCCAGCTGCATTCGCGGCAGCAGTTACGATGTGCCACTCATCATCATCGTATGTGCCAGCAGATAGCAGATCCTCGCCATTGATTGAGAAGCCTATGGCGCCATTGGCATCCATAATGATGCTGCGCTCTTTCCCCGCCGCGGCCTCACCTGTTGAGAACAAGCTGCTGACAGCAGCTACAGCTGGCGATTTAAAGCCAAGAGTAATTGAAAAGTCAGCGGCATTGATATCCAGCTCAGCAGCGGCTGAGCTCAGAAAATCAAACACAGAGAAGCCAGAAAAGGCTGCGATGCCATTGGGTACAATGGCAGCACGGCTGAGCTCACCATTCACATCCAGGAGCAGACCAGTACCAGAGCGATCGGGCACAGTCAGCGGCTCACCGATATCACCGATTGTTGTATCAACAAGCGTGGCCAGCACAGCACCCTGCAGCCAGCCGGTATTGAAACTGCTGCTGATTCTTGCCACGCGAGTGCTGGCAGGCGCAGCAACATCCGGCGAAACCACATCGATGCCTGCCGAATAAGTCACTATCAGGTTATCTCTGCCGGCATACAAACCTTGCAGCGTATCCGATGAGAGTGAGGGAGCAGTCGCCTCCGACCAAGACGAAACCTGAGCGAAGTTGTCAGCCAAGAGCTCTACATTGCCGAAATCAATCACCGCGTGCTCAACTGCCTCATAGTCCAAGCCATACAAGCGCCCTGACAAGATCGCCACATTGGAAAATCCATTGCCATTGGCGCTACTCAGCACAGCAAGATCCGGAGTCAATACCGCCACACCTGCCGCAGTAGCCACAGCAATGAAAGGCTTGGCCAGACCGCTGGTGAGGTAGCTATTCAAACTTGGCCCAAGATGATGAGCTATCGCATCCACCTGGGCAGAGGGCAGCGCCTGGGTGCTGACAAGCGTTTTGGTACTGGCCGACAATCGCGCATCGATGCCGGCAGCGTAACGATAAAGACCAGAGGTATCGATGCGGTAGCAGTGGCCAGAGGCAAAATCTAGCCACACAAGCCCTGTAGCAGTGTTGGCCAGGTACAGCGAATGCGCAGCCCAGCAGATGGCCACATTGCTTGAGCCCTCACCGAGGATCCCGCTGGCAGGATTAGCAAACTCCATCCACAGCTCACAGTCAGTGGTAGTGAGATCCAAGATGATAAGCCGCTGTGTCGCGCCAGCACCAGCCAGCACAGCGGCGCGGCGCATGGGCAGGTGCGCCGATCCAGCGCGATAGATCCGAGTTGCTGCCGGCGCCACTGTATCTGTGACCTCATACCAGTAAGAGTCAGCCGTGCTATAAAACCACTCACCGACTAACACGCCATCCGCAACAGCTGCAGCGAGATCAACATACTGGCCTCGATAGATTCCATCAGGTACCGCCTCGGCGTTATAAGCCAGCACGGTGCGTGCTTCCCAGCCATTGGAAAACTCACCAGAGGCCACATCAATGGCAACGATATCGGTAATGTTAAAACTCTCAGCGACCGATTGAATGACCGCATCATCTGGAGGCGCACCTGTTTCCACCGCATTGACTCGAGAAACCAGGTTATTGATCGCCGCATCTTGCTTGGCATTCTTATGTAACAGCGAGAGCTCACCATCCCTGCCATCGGCAATTTCGTCCTTATTGTCACCAACTTCGATATCTAGCGTGCGAAACGCCGCATTGATCATTTCATGCCATAGCGGCTCACCGTACTCATACAAGGCAATGCCGAGCTTTGCTGTGTACTCCCTGACTGATTCTGGAATGACCGGCATTACAATGACTCCTCAATGCGCAAAACTGTTGATTGGTGATTTAAGTATTCATCCCTGAATCGAGTACCACCGAAAGTGCCGTATATTGTGGTGAACATCTGACCAAACTTCCCGTCAGGACGAAGGCTCACGATAAACGGCAGGCTATCGCTGAGCTCAAGGTGGCGCAGCCACAGATAGTCAGCCTCAGCCTCCGGAATATCGCTGAGATCTCCTGTCAAAATCATGCGAGGCCTTTTCGTATTGCCATAACGCTGGCCACCTCTCGATTCCCTGGTATTGGTGCGATACTCAAGCGCCTTTTCCGATTGCCAGCTAATGTTGCTGCTGGGCTGAAAGTAAGGTCCGATATAAGGAAGTGAGCACTGCTTATATGAGACATTGGGATCATCAAGCGTTATGCGCCAATAGCGCTCATTCTCATGCCACTGCTCGAGCCCAACCAACGCAACAGGCCTGACCAGGTTCAATGTCTTGACCGTGGGCAGGCCACCATAGCCATCGTAGCCGAGAAAGCCGGCACCGTAGCCCTGCAGCGCAGACCAGGCACTCACAGTTACGTCCTCGCCTGGTTGATTGCCATCGATGCCATCAGACCAGCTCTGAACTCGAATCGTGCCGGCATTAGTCACATTTATATCAACCAGCGCAACGATGCCCACCGGCTCATTGGCGGCTAGCACGCAATCGATGTATTGCACGTTATTGGAATCACTGCGCCAGATCTCAGAACGGATCGGGCTCAGCATGTTCGATGCCGCAAGATCCGCAGAGGCCTCAGAGCTTGCTGAGATTGTTCCCCTGGGCACTGCGTTATCAAACATAAACAGCACATGATCAGCCTGACTCACTTCCATACCCCCGCATTCAACACTGGCGCATCGCCGCCATATTCCTCAGTGAGCGATCGAATCTGGCAATCACCCGTCATTACATCTGCATCACTCAGCGTTACATCATCGAGGATGAACAATGGAGGATCGACAAAAGGAAAAGTGACTGTGCAAGTCCTGCGCAGCTCTCCGTATAGCGCTAGTGCACGCGCCGCTACCGCCTGTGCCGGCGACTTGGCCACAAACAAAGTTTTAATCTCTGGCGCTTCCTTAGCGTCTGGATAATCACTTTGGATTGATAGATCTTCCTCAGCCGCCTTATCTGAATCTGACTTTAACCAGATCTCCTTGCTCACATCGCCAACAGTGCCGAGCTGAGTCAGCTTGGTATTGTTCTGATTGTAGGAGTAAGGGATTCGGTAATAGACATCACCATCCTCTTTCCAGTTAAGCCTGCCAATCTGCTTGGTTTCATTGAACGTAGCAGAGCCGGTGCCTGGCACCTCAATCAGCCGAGCCTTGAAAGTGTCAAGCCGCGTGCACTGCCAGATCGCCAGCACGCTCTTGGTGAGCTCATCAAGGATTGCACTAACACTCTTACTGCCTGTAATGAGGCAATAAGCATCCTCAGTAGGAAAGCCAGTGATATCGATCTCGGGATCTGTGTAGCCAGCAAATGTTTTCAGGATCCAGGTAATAAACTCAGAGTGCTGAGTCATGAGGGTGCCGCCATCCTTGACTCCCTCGATGTCAGCCGTGATCACCTCATTCTCGAGCGGCGTCACTGTCGGCGTGTAAGCGTTATTCGCCAGATCTTTGGTAAAGCTGACTGACACGCCATTGTTATAAACAGCCAGCACATCATTGATCTGGCCAAAGGCAGGATCCGACACCTGGCGCTTATGTGTAACCGAATCGATCACCGGCGATTCGACATTGAAGGCCTTGCCCAGCACCACCGGCTTGACCTTGCCATCATTGCTGGCCGGAAAATTGGCAGACTCACTCGCCGCATCAAATCGATTGAGCGGCAAGATGATGCTATCCAGCAGCTGGCGCCGATCTCTGAGATTGATTGTTAAGCCACCATCCACATCACCAGATCTGCTATCGATATAGCCCTGCAGCACTACTGCCGCCTCATCGAAGGGCACCTCAGAGCGCGGCCCTGTGAGCATCAGCGTGAATTTCTTGCCCTTGATATCTACCGTAGACAGATCCACGGCGCCGGCGTCTTTGGTCGCGGTTTTGATTGGGCCCCAAGATCCAGAAACACCACCACCCCAACGGCTGCGAATCTCACGCGCCAGGCGAGGCACATCCTCAATGATCGGGCGAAATTGCACATTGCCAGGCGTATCAGTCGGCTCTGTGCGGTAAACCTCATCTGAGATCCTGATCGGCGTGCCATCGGGATCGATGATGCCCAGGATGAACTTCTCACCAAACGGGAAGCGCTCAAGGTACTCAGCCAGATCCATCAGGCAGCGCTCCCAACCAGACCATCAACATGCAGCACGCGCTCACCGCGCTGAGAACGGCTCCATACATCCTCTAGCACCTGCTCAGTGAGCACCTTGCCATCAGCTGCCACAATCGTGAGTCGCAGATCCTGCCTGGAGCTCTGCACCACTTGCATCAGCTCAGTCACTGCGCTAACAAGCTGCTGAGATCCAGAGCCAGAAACTCGGCTCTCAATCTCTGCGCGAATGCGATCAGATCTCGCCGGCTCGATGATGATCTCACCTTGGTGAATGTTGGCCGGCATATCTTTCAGAACGCGATCGGTACCAATATCGAAATCAGGCAAGCCAACACTCCTGGCAAAGTCCAGCACCTGTGCCTGATCCATGCCCAAGGCACCAGCTGCCTGACCACTGCCAACACCATTGGCCACCGCCGCATTCACAAACTCTGTGATGATCTCTTGCTCCGTCTTGCCAGAGTTGAGCAGATCCTCCGCAAACTGCTGGATCTGCCAATCTTCAACATCCGGATTGACAGCCGGCACTACCGGCACATCAATGCTGGCACCTGCACTGACTGCATGATTGATCACCTCAGCTTGATCCATGCCCAACGCATCTGCGACTTGCTTACTACCAACACCATGAGCATTGGCCTGAGTCACAAACTCCTCGATGATCTCCTGCTCCGTCTTGCCAGAGTTAAGCAGCTCATCGGCGTAATCCTGAATCTGCTCATCAGTCACATGCGGATTTACGCTTGACTGATAATCAGCGACGGTACCCAAATTATTGTCGCCAAGATAATCATTGGCAGCAGCTGTAAGCGCAGGATCCTCAGCGATCTGATCAGCGATGAGATAAGAGGAAGCCCCCGCTGAAATCAGCATTTCAGCAACCTGGAAAAGAATCTTACCAAGCGAATCGGTCAAAAACTCAGGATGCAGTGAGAGACTCGTAATGGCCTCGATGGCAGCAGCCACACCGCTATTGCTGAGATCCACGGCATTGGGCAGCAGGCCCAGCGCGGCCACGATATCATCACGCAAGATACCCAGATCAGTGGCAATCTGGATGCTGGCCACAAGCTCAGCATCAAACAGCGTGGCCAGTTTCTCATAGATCTCATCAGGCAGATTTTCCAGAGTCTCATTGATATCGAACAAGATTGAGAGCTGATCCAGAGCAATGGAATTCTTGATAGAGATGAGCTCATCCTGCAACCCGTACAGCGCAGCGTGAAGCTCAGCCTGCGCCTCAGCCTCATCGAAGGGCTCAGGCTTAACGGCCAAGGCAAACTCATCACGCAGCGCCTCAACACGCCCTGTGACTTGATCGAAGATGTCCACATAGGCATCACTGCCAGTCTTGTTGGATCTGGCTATGCGCAGGTATTCCTGCGCGGCCTGCTCGAAGCGTGCAAAATCTTCAGGGCTGTCACCAGCTGTCTGCGAGAGCTCATAGAATTGGCGCTTTGCCTCAGCTTCCTTTTCGGTTGCCGACAGCGGCGAAATATCGCTGATCATCAGCGAATCGATCAGCCTGGTTGCGCTCTCTGACAGCTGCAGCTGCATTTCATAGAACGCCATCTTTTCATCATGCAGCTGGCGCTCTAGGGCAATCTGCTCATTGTAATGATCAATCGCTGCCTGGCGCAGATCTGTGACCCTGCGAATGCGATCATCAATGGAGTCACCATAAATAGGATCCAGGCCGAGATCGGTATCGATTGCCGCCAACAAGGAATCGACCTGCGCACGCTGCTGGATGCCTCGAGCAATGGACGCCTCCAGCCGATCATAATTCGCCTCGAGGATTTCAGCCTGTTCCACCTGCAGCCCTGTGTGCTCCTCAACAGCGTTGCCGAGGATCTCCATGGCTTGCTCGAATGACCCAGCCGCCAACGCGGCATCGATGAGCTCTTGATTAATGCCTGACACATGCGCAAGGAATTGGCGCGTGTAAGAATCGAACTGGTTAGTAATATCGTCTGTTCTACCACCCTGGCCGAGGAATGTTCCGTTTGTGCCATCGCGACCCTCAACACCGAGGCCTGCCAGCGTGGCTTGCGAGAGATCCACCTGGCCACCGAGCAAGGCAATCAGCTCGTCAAGAGATCCATCAAGCGCACGGAACAGATCAATGACCGCTCTGGCTTCCTCTTTTGTACGGCGATCGGCAAAGCCAGTAGGCGCAAAGCCGCTGGCAAAAGGATCCACAGAGAACAGACCATTAGGATTGGCGTTTGGCGTAGGCCCAACCAACATGCCGGCCATGGAATTCTTGAAGCCATCGGGATCGCTCCAAAAGTCATTGCTTGCCGCAAAGGCCAGGAGCGAACCAATGCCAAGCGTCCAGGGATTGGTGAGGAAATTCATCGCGCCAGAGGCTATGCCACTCGGCGCACCGGATGCGGCCAGCGTTGCAGGATTGGCCATGCTCGGCGCGACCCAGCCGCCTGTCGTGCCCAGGGTACCGAATCCAGCCGCGCCAGCTACCGCACCTGCAGCGCCTGAGATTGCCTCCCAGGATCCAGCCAGGCCGAGAGCATCCATGGCATTGAAGCCACCGCCACCGGATCCCTGACCTCCATTGAATAGGAAGTTAGTGACACCGGCAGAGAGATTACCGGCAAAGCCGCTGACCAGACCACTCTCCAGAATGTCTATGAAATCCTCAAGCTCAACCTTGCCAGCCTTGATCGTATCGACAATGCCTGTTTCAAAGGCACGCTGAAAATTCTCAATCTGATTGGAGCGAATATCATCAAGCCGCTTGAGCTGCTCTTGCGTTTGCGCAATCACTTGCTCCTCACGATGGCGCTCAATAGTCAGCCGACGAATCGCCTGGCGCTGCTCCTCAGTCGCTGCCGCACCTGCCTTTCTGATATTGTTCTCAATCTTCTGCTCAAGCGTGGTTTTGCCCAGCAGCAGATTCTCAAACTCCATCTGCTCAATCAGATCCTCAACAGCTGAGGCCTGCTGGCTTGTGACCTCAACACTTTCACCCTGGGCAGCGTTTGCCTCGAGCGTTGCCTCAGCCAGCTCCTCGGCTCTTGCTTTGACTTCCTCATACCACTGAGCCAGCTGCTCAGAGGGAGGCGGTGCGTTAAGTAGATCCTGCAGCTCAGCACGCGCCTCAACCACACCCGCTTGCACATTTTGATTGAGAGCGATCAGATCCGCTGTGTCAACCTGGAAAGTATCAACATCCCGCGAAAAAGCGGCCAAGGAGTCAGAGGCAGAAAGAAGCTCTTTCTTGAAGGGCCCACCGAGTTTGGACATGCCAAACAGAATGGCCCCCCAACCGTCTGCGATTAGGGCAAGGGATTTTTGGAAGGGATAGAGAGCAGTATTGATTACCTCAGCGACTGCCTCAGCATTGTTGGCCATCGCCTGGGTGCCAGTAGCACCAATCGACAGCCAGGCCAACTCAGTCTGCTTGAGGTAGATCTCCAACTGCTGAATGATATCCGCGACAAGGCCAATGCCATCAACGGCACCGGCAACAAAGTCATCAACGGACACACCGACACCGCCGGCCTCAACAGCCGCATCATAAAAGCGAGAAGTTAGATCTGTAACGATAGGCGCCAGGCCTGCCGTGATCTGATTCGCGGTGCCCTTGAAAACAGACTGCGCTTTCTCCAGCCCGATATTGGCCTGGTTGACCTGCTCAGCGTCCACATCAGACAGCGCCACACCGAGTGCGATGGCTTCCTGCTCCATCGCATCCAGCTGATCAATGACATCAATCAGGCGTGTAGCATTATCGGATCCCAGCTGATCCAAGAACAGCAGCTTATCATTGCGATTGAGATCCTTGAGCTCATGACCAATGGCCTTGAGCAACTCATCAGGCGCGAGATCCTTAAACTCCTCGATGTCGAGATTGAGCGCCTCGAAGAAATCAGCGCCCTCGCCTGTGCCGATGCTGGCGAACTCACGCACGCGCACAGTGACATCACGGAGAACATCGCCATATTCCTGCATTTCAACGCCGGCCAGCTTAGCCATGTGCGCTTGCGCTTGGAAAGACTGTGAGCTCACACCGAGCTGCTGCGCGGTGCGCACCGATTCGGCAATGGCTTTCGTGTTAATCGTGACCAGGGCAGTCAAGGCGCCGGTAAATACCCCCGCTGCCTTAGCCGCAATATCAAAACCGCGCTTGGCAAGATTGCCAAAGCTGAGAGTGTCTTTCCCGGCTTTCTTCTGAGCGTTGCCGTACTTCTTGGCCTTGTCAGCGCCACGCTCTTGCTCCAGGTTTAGCTTCTTGACTTCCTCGCCAGTGGCCTGAATTACCTTGATGCCACCTTTATCGGTGCCCGTGATGACAATCGCGGTTTCAAATTCGGAACGTCTATTTGGCATCTTTAAAACTCAAAAAAAAGCCCTGCAGCGCAGGGCAAATTCTCTCTCAAGGGTTTCAGCGTTTATTGACCACATCCAAGAAGCCAATCTCAATTTGTTGCAGCCTTTTCAGGCAGTCGAGCTCATCCGGCTGCTCAACACCCAGCGAACTCATCACTTTATAAGCGGCGTTATAGTCCAGGCCCACATAGCCGGAAAAGGATGTGCGCCACTGCGTTTGGACTAGCTGGAAAATACGGAAAGCCTGGTGATTATCCAGGAGCACCTCAAACTCATTCAGATCGCTCTGAACCATCCAGGAGGGCAAGCAATCTATTGTGGCGCCAAAGGCCTCAATAGATTGCTGCAGATGCTTGTCAATTCTCCTGGTGTCTTTTGCCCCGCCTTTGGCGAAGTGCTCACCGATCAACCGAAGCTGCTGGGCTGGTTCTTTTTTACTACTTGCTCACGATATGTTTTTGTAATCGCCGCCCTGGTGTCAGGTCGAGTGAGCAGGATCTCTAGCGCCTGCTCCTCTGTGACACCATCATCCAGTTTAGGCAAATCAGTAGCACCCACCAAGGCCTCCCTGGGCAAATCAAATTCCTTTTTCTTCGCATCCTCCTGATTGAGAATTTTGAACTCGCCGGTGAATGTCCATTCAACGACTTGATCCTCATAAGGAGTGAGCACAGTTACCTTGGCCTTGAAGTTATTGTTGGCTTTAAGCGTGAACATCGAATTATTCCTATTAGTTGGTTAGTGGGGAGTGAGTCGATCCGGATTAGGTTTGAGTCAGTAAGATCTCATCATCACCAGCATCGGAATTGGGCAGGAACTTGACCTGCATTCCAATCTGAACAGTCTGCTCAGATTCGGAGATAGTTGGACTGCCCAGCGGCTGTACTGCCGGCGCAGTCAGGGTATTGATGTTGCCGGCAGTCGAACCAATGGCCAGACTCAGAGCGCCGGTAGTGTGATTACGGATGTCAGCCAGGAAATCATGCTGTGCAATCAGAGGCAGATCGATTGTGAGATTGCCCGTCACCTTGCGATTCTTGAGATAGACACCGATATCATTGGGCTTGTTGCGGCGCACAATTTCCCAACCGTAATTAACCGTCAGCGATTGAAAAACAGCGGCATAGCCAAAGAAGGTGAATGCACTGGTGTCACCGTTCACAGGAACTGGCTCGAGGAATCCGCTAAGATCCATATCAGGCGTAGGCTCATCGAGCGGCAACACCGGAATACCCCAAAGAGTCAGCTGAGCCATCAAGTGGCCCTCAGCGTTCACACTGTAGCTGACATTGCCACGCGCACCCACCATGCTGAACTTCATGCCATCAATCGTGTAAGCCGCAGTGATCGAATCATGATTGATAGAGGCCGGTGCAATCTGCGTATCAACGCCAGGATCCTCCGTGATGGCGTTACCACAAGCCAACAACAGATCCTGGTACAGCGGCGCAGTGCCGGCAGTACCCGAGCCAGTCACATCGATTTCCAAGCCGAGGCGCATCCAGGAGGCAGTGATCAGTGATTTCTGCGCACCATAAACAGATTGCTGCTTATCCAGCTCACGCAGGTTTGAATCAAGCGGCGCAAAGTCAGTGACCTTTGCATACATGGCCTGAGTCAGCACAGCAGCCTGGCCATAGGTGGTTTCTTTGCCGGCATAGAGTGCCGTTAGTCTTGGATCCATTTTGATCTCCAGTAAGTGTCAATAAATGGTTAGATGATTAGCGTGCTATCGGGAAGCTGAGCCAGACCCTAGCTCTGTTTCTTGCTGCTTTTTGCTGCCGAGCCCTCGCTGGCACTCTGATCAGCAGGCTTGGCAGCGCTTGCTGGTTTAGCAGGCTGAGCACGCTTGCCAGATGCCAGACTTTTGCTCTCCGGATCCACTGCGCGGTTCTGTCGATCCCGGCGCACTGGCTGGGTATTGGAAACCTGCTTGTTCTTGCCGCCTTCTGTTTTCTGATACTTGCCGCCTGATCGAGGCATGATATTTCTCCTTGCTTAATGACTGGTTACGCGAAAACCTGATTACACTTTGATTCCGAGCTCAGCTCGATTCGCCTAGAGGTATAGTCACCCTCCAGATCCACAGTGGCCGACTTCACCGCCTCGAGCGGGTAATCTTGCTCACTCTTTTTCAATCCCTGCACTTTCTGAACTAGCTGCCGCTCCAGCGTTTGAGCCTGATCAGTGCGACAATGCAGCACCATGACAATGCGCTGATCTGCGATCTGTCTAACCTTCATATTACGGTCACTTGCGGAATACTCACAGGCGCCGTTATAGAGCAACACTGAAGGCAGGTTCATTGGCTCATTCAGCTTGGAGGCCTCGACCTCAGCCTCATAACCAATGATCACCGACTTGATTACTTGATCATCCACAAGCTCAAGCAGTGCCGTTTTGATCACATTGATCATTTCGATTTTCTCAAGTAGTGGCGCAACGCCCGATCAAACTCGATGTCATACTCACGCTCAATGAATTGCTGATAATTCTCCTGCGCACCAGCACCCTCTGCACTCAAGACCATCTCAGGAATCGATAGCGATTTGAGAGATCTGAGCTTGTTTCGCTCTTTGCCCACACGGTAAAAAATGTGCTCATTACCATTGGCGCCAGTGGCGATGAATCCAGACTTGGACTCAACGCGCTTTCTGCCGCCATCTTTGCGCACCTGCACTGTGACAGCCTGGCGCTTGTTGCCCCAGGGCCTGCCCTTCTGATTGCCTCTTGGCTTTCTGGCAATCGAGATCTGCTTGGATCTGGCGCGGAAATTTATGAGGCCAACTCGAGGGCCTCTGTAGCGAAGCTCAGCTACCGGATTGCTGCGACTTGCACGACGCAGCGCCACGCGCTTGCTTACTGCCTTGGCAGCAACTGTGTAGCGTGCGCGAATGGATTTGGAGATAAATGTGCGTGCTTTTTGCGTGGCCTTGTTGGCGCCGGCGACATTCGCCTTGGCCACCACAGCCGGATTGAATCGCTCCATGAGCTTATCCAAATCCTTGACGCGATAGCTAAACACTTTGCTTCTCACCCACTGCCAACAGAACGGTCACATGATTATCTGTGAGCACCGTTTTGCTGACCCATTCCGTATCATCTTCTCGAGTGAATATCGCTGCCTTGGTCATGCCTACCACATCAGGTTTTACAGCACGCAGCGTGGTGGTTTTCATAACCAGCCCACCCTCTGGATCATGGATCTCCACAGAGTGCGCGATACGCACCCAAATGGATTTGCTGACACCGCCAGCATCCGTGTAAGTAACAAGCTCACCCGCGCACTCGAGAGCGTCACGGGCGGCTTGTATTTGCTCTGCGTTCATTGCGGCGTCAGTTACTCTGCGCCTTCACCGTTGCCGGCGCCTTCACCCTCGCCGGTACCTTCGCCGGCGCCTTCACCCTCGCCGGTACCTTCGCCGGCGCCTTCACCCTCGCCGGTACCTTCGCCGGCGCCTTCACCTTCGCCGGTACCTTCGCCAGCACCGTTGCCAGCATCATCAGGATCCGATTCAGTAGCAGGCTTCACATAAGGCGTTATGAAACCCTTGAATTCTTTGGCTTGCGCAGCAGTCAGCTCCTCAACGCTGTCTGCAGCAAAAACCTCTTTCTTGCCATCTTTGCTCTTTGTTTCCACGCGTCGCGTGAAACGGTAAGGCTTCTTCTTTGTAGCTGCCATTGGGGTAGTCTCCAGAAAAAAAAGGCCTGACCCTCTTGTGTGAGAGCCAGGCCTTTTGGTTAGTGAATTGTCAGCTATGACTTAGCTGTATTATTCCGCGTCCTGAACAATCGCGCAGAGCGTGCTGTCAATCAGCGGAATGACCGGCAGCGGCGCCGATTGCGTCATGATGTACTCAACAGGTGGATCATCGCTGGCCCACATCTTGGGGAACATCGCCATAGGCTGATATCCTGCAGCACCATCGAGAATCGCGCCGTGCGCTCGAACACCGCCTGCACCCGAGCAGCCCATCACCACCTCATTCTCAGCGATGAAGGTTTGCTTGGCACCCTGATCATCGTGATAGAAGCCGTTGTAAACCCAGAGCTCAGGGCCTGAGCCACCGAAGCGGCCCTTGTAGCTGGCCAGCATCTGCGAGGGCTCCATGGCCAGCTTGGTATCACTGCCACGGCGATCATTGATCAGATCCTTGACGCCATCGCTGGAAGCAAAATTCTTCCAGGAATTACGGCCAAAGATGATGTGCGTGCACGGCGCATCCAGCAGGGTGAACCAATCTTCAATGTCACCCAGCGGATCCTTGGTTGATTCTGACCAGCGTGCAGCGCCGGTGAGAGCAACACTGTTATTGGCATTGCGGCCAAAGTCCACTTCAACCTCTGGATAATCCTCACCGGAGATCACCACCTTGCCGGTGCGCAGCAGCTGAGCGGCCATCCACTCTTTGCGGCGATTGATCTTCTGGCGCTGATCATCAAGGATCGAAACCACAATGGCATTCTTGCGCTCCTGCGCAGTCAGAACACCACCTGGCGGCTCACCAGCGATGCGCTTGAGCACGCGCTCTGGATCCACAATATCCTTGGGCTTGACATAAGCCGGTTTCAGTTTCCGGCGCGTCGATCCGGCTTGCACGTTTGGCCGGCCAGACACCAGCGGCGAAACAAAAGGCGCCAGCTCGTACTCATCGCTGAGCCGATCGAAGTCAATCTCACTGGTATCGAAATTGACCTCATTGGGAAAAAAGAGGTTCAAGAGAAAGGTGTCATGAGCAATCAAGCTCTTAAAGACACCCAGCATGGTAACAGTCTCTAACATTTTCAGTCTCCGTTTAAGTTTGAGAGATTAGATTTCCAGCCTACTTAATTCAGCCAGATGGAAGTGAACTTAGTCCGGCGACACCAAAGTGAGTGGACTGTTATCGAAAGCTGCAGCTTGCATTGCAGCAGTGTAACCAGCATCCCACACAAGCAGATCCGCATTGAGCGTGCCGCCTGTATAGAATTGGCAGGCCTTATCCCCGCCACTGGCATCCACGGCGTGCACCAGCACGCCAATGGGATTCTCTCGGCCATCCGAGGCATCCTGATCAGCTGCAGCGAGTTTGCCGCTCGCTGTGATTCGGCCAAGCACCGTGTAGTCAGCCAGATCTTGGCCTGACACCAAAGTGCCGTTTTCTGTAACTGGTGAGCCGCCAAGCACGATGGGATTGTGGCTTTGCGACTCTGTATCAGATGAAGCTAATACCATTTCGATCTCCAGTGATTTGATTAAGTGATTAGATGATTAGGGTGAGAAGTCAGTTTGTGGTTCTGTTGTTATTGAGTCGCTAGAGCTTTGCCTGTCGCCTTCTGATAGCTGCTCATCAGATTGGAGACAGTAGAATCCTGCTCACCGGCCAGATCTGAATCAGCACCGATGCCAGGCTGCTCAGTTGCGCTCATGGCCTTATCCAGTGCCGCAGTCGCAGTAGCGCCTTGCGGCGCTTTGGCCAGCATGGACACGGCCTGATCCACAGTGAGATCAGTGTCATAGGCCAAATAACTAGCCAGCTCATGCCGGCCAACAGCTTCATCCGCGCCCAGGATCGAGGAGATGCGCTCACGCTCAGCGCTTCGCGCCTCGCTGGCCGATTGCTCACCAGCTGAAGCCGCTGGCTGAGCAGCAGCCTCGCTGCCTGGTGCTGCAGCTGCACTCGCCTGAGTCGTTGCAGTCGCCTGCTCAGCGTCATTACCCTCTGTTTTCGTTTGTTTCTCGGCAGGTTTTGCCATAGTGGTTGATCCTCCAATAGAGATAATTGAACTGCCTTGCTCAGACAGATAGTTTGCAAAGACATCCACGGCGTCATTGCCGTTAATTAGCAGGTCGGCAATGCCAACATCGATTGCCTTTTGGCCCGTAAACACAGCGGCCTCCGTATCGAGCACCGCCTGCTTATCGATGCCAATAAAGTCAGCAACAAGCTCCGCGAAATCATCGCGCAGCTCATCGGTTTCAGCTTGGAATTTCTCGAGCACTTCATCAGGCAGATCCTCATAGGGATTACCGTCAACCTTGTGCTTTCCGGAATGGATCAGCGTCACTTTGGTGCCGTTGCTATCCAGCCAGCCCTGGATAGACGTATGAGCCATGACAACGCCCACCGAGCCGGCCATGCCAGTTTCAGTGATAAATCGAACATCTGCCGCAGAGGCCAAAGCCATGGCCGCTGAGCAATTCATTTCATTGCAGGAGGCGGCAACCACTTTGCCGCTGTCTCTGGCGATATCTCGAATTGAACGCGCCGTATCAAAGCAGCCTGAGACTTCGCCGCCTGGCGAATCGAAATCCAACAGGATCCCTTGGACTGCAGCATCACCGGCAGCAATCTCCACATTAGCCAAGATCCCGTCATACCCTGTCATGCCACTGTAAGGCTCGAGTGAGCCGTACTTGTGCACCAGCGTGCCCTCAACAGGAATGATCGCTATGCCCTGATCCACATGGTAGGGCTTGCGAGATCTCGAGGCCCCGCGATCAGTCAGCTCGGATCCAGCTTGAAAATCAGCAATCTCAGCAGCCGAATCAATCAGCTCGATACCATCGCGCAGCTCAGCAATGCCCAGACGATCTTTCAGCGCACTGAAAAACGTCCTGGCATAACCAGGCTCAAGCAACAAAGGCCGATTCAAGACTCTGGATGCAATGTGATGCAGTGCTTTTTTGCTCATTCCGATTTTCCTGCTTTTGATTAGGATTGATTCGCGGCGCCGGCATCCGGATCCGCGTCACTGTCTGGTGCAAGTGTTTGCGTTGCTGCCCAGCTGGCTGGAGGCAGGCCCTTATCCTTGCGCTCCTGCATTTCACGCACTTGCTGCTGGAATACTTCTTGATAGTCCTCACCGAGCAGCGCACATTCTTTCTCATAGGTGGACAAACCAGACTCAATGCGCAGCACTGCCTCTTTGACCTCCTTGAGGCCATCAATGGCGATGCGGCCAGAGCCAATCCATTCGGCGTGCCCCCAGGCGGCTTTGGCTTCATAGAAGCCCTTGGCGCCCCTGGGCAAGCGAATCCAACCACGATCAATGACCTCCTCTAACCAGAGCAGGTAAATCATGCTGGCGTAACGACTGGCGATTACTTTTCTGGCGCCCATGAAATAGCGCCAGCTCTCCATGATGGAGGCACGCGCTGAGCTGTAATTGGTTTTGCTGTAGTCTCTGGCCAGCTGCTCATAGCTGACACCGAGGCCTGCAGCCATGTATCGAAGTATCGCAGCCTCGAGATCTGCAAAGCCGTTATCTGCATTGCTGCTTGTTGTCAGGTTCAAGTGCTCACCTGGAACCAGGTGCGGGATCTTGACGCCATTCATGCGCACATTCGAGGCATCCTTAAACTCAGTAAGAACTGACAAATAGGACTGCAATTTCTCTGTGCCAGATTCACCGCCAATGATTTCAAACGCAGCCTCTGGCCCGAGCTCAGTCTCGATAGTGGCGGCATACATAGCGTTCACGATGGCGTTCTGCAACTTGGTTTGCTGCAGCTTGCCCAGCATGTGGCATTGCTCGAGCACGCTCAGGAATTTATTAGCGCCTCGAGTCTGACCATCTTGAGTAGGCTCAAACACATGCAGAAACTGCTGCCGGCCCCAGGCTGTCTCGCGGCGCACTTCTTTGAATTCAGATCCAAAGCCATCGCCCAAGCCAATACCAGGGCCCACGCCATTGCGCACAAAATAAGACACCGCCGCACCGTATTGATCATGACGAATACCGCCACGGATCTGACCGGCAGTAATATGCTCAGGCGGCGTACAAACGCGATGCGAGGAAATAGATTTGATGGCTGTGCGCAGCGCGTTCTCTGGGCGATCAGTCACCCATTCAGCAGTCGCCATGATCTCCCCGTGCGTCACATGATTAGCAACACCCTCGCGGATCTGCATGGTAAAGGTGCGCTTGCGCTCTGCGTCGAGCCAGTTACCGCCTGGATCCTCAGCTGTCTCGAGCCAAATGGCCTCGATATCCTTGGCTAGTGCTCGGCCATCATCTTCGCTGATACCGAGGCGCTGATAGCGCGGCTTTGCTGACAGCCTGAACGCATGGCCCACGATGTTATCCACATGCAGCTGCACGCCACCACGCGCCATGCCGTGATTGCGCACAACATCATCAGCCCTGGCATTGCCACGCTCAAGCGAAGGCAGCAAAGCAGCATCTGCAGACTTCGCTGGCGCACGCCAGTTACCCAGCTGACCACCAAAGCCCTCACCAGCACCGCTGTAGGATCCTTGGCGAGTCAGAGGCCTGCCGGCAGTGTCAACAATTCTAATTGCCTCAGTCACTACGCAACTCCCATAGGGCGACTTCTCTTTGCCGCGTTTGTACCGAGCTCGATCTCGAGACTCTCGATATACGCACGCAGCGCAGGGCGCTCAGCCTGGCTGTACTTGGTAGTGACACCATCAGTAGTCACTTCCACAACAGATCTGCCGGTCAGCAATTTGTGATAAGCCGATTTGGCCTCATCAAGCTCTGTTTGCGTTGCCATAAATTAATTCCACTGTCAGCCGTTCAATCGGCGTGCTAACTCAGCCATCGATACCGATTCAGGCTTAGACTCTGAGGCCTCTTGCGCCTCGGCCTTCTCAACCGTGAACAGATCAGATTGTTTGATTTTCTGCTCGAGCAGATCCCAATCACCTGGTTGCAGCAGGTGCACTCTCTTGGCTCTCGCCGCGTGCAGCGCGTACACTTCGCAATCCCAGGCCTCAACCGCCTGGCCAGATCGCTGCTGCCAAACCTTCTTATTCCTTACCGTCCTGTGCGGCGCCTTAACCTCGCCTGTCATCTGATCGAAGTAGTCAGCGCGAACATCTTTATAGATGTGATGCCGGCCAGGGCCTTCGCCTTCCAGTTTCAGATGACCGGCAAGCCAGTCTTTGGCTTTGTTTGTTCCTACTGAATAAACCTTCAAGCCAAAGCGATCAGCCTTTGACTGCCGTTTGGGATTGTGGTGATCCACACTCTTTGCCCGTGGCGTCGAGAAGATTTCCGGATCCTGCTGCGAGGATGAGCCCTTGATGGCCATGACCGTTACATGCCGGTACTTCTTGGCCATCTTGCGCACCCAATCATAGACAGCCGCATTGGTGGTACCGTCCGAGGAATCGATCGACACCGCCGAGGCAAAGATCGATGCGCCGCTGGCGTGCTCAGAGGCGCCAAATGTCACTCGCTCGAGATCCTGCCAAACCGGATCTGTGCGATCTACAATGTCATGCGCCGCATGGAGCTCAACCCACAAAGCTCCCCAGCTCTCCTCACCGCGCCCCCAGGCACGTTTAACCACTGAGAATCGCGCAGGATTCTGCTGCACATCGATGCCAACGGTCATGAGCAAGCCGCCTGTCGGCACGAAGTTTTCCGGATAATCCAGTGCCTTCGCTTTCAGCTGCTCAGCAGTGGCGTTATCACTCTCATACTCATAGGGCCTTGCCAGCTTGGAATTCCGAAACACTATGCGCTCTGTTTCATCGCCCCCCGCTGCCTCGTACTCCGCGCTGAGGTAATCCATGACCAGATCTTCAACACCAGATCCAGGCAAACAACTATAGAGCTCCGATAACTCCATGAAGCCAGCAACACCGTGAAACTCAGCCTGCGCAACCCAGCCTGAATTTGGATCACCTTCTGCTCGAGCGGTGAGCACGGTATCGAGGATGTTCTTTTTGCGCTGGTAATCATCCCATGCGCTGCCGCACTCCGGACACGCATAGATAGCTGTCTCAGGCAACGCTGTGCCATAGATCTCATGTGACTTACCATCATCACGATCCATCCACTTCACGTTTTCCCAATCCAGAACGTGCTTGGCGCCACAATCGTGGCACGCGATCGGCAGCACGCGCTTATCTGATCGCTTTAGGTGATCCTCAACTTTGGACATTCCTGCCACTGAGGGAGTACCGCCCAATACGCGCTTCACATTCTTGATGCGCTTGGTGCGCTCCCACAGCAGCTTGATGGAGTCGCCCTGCTTTTTCAGATCATCAGTGGCATCATCTGGCTCCTCAACCACAACGATCCGAGCCGGCGTAGATTTCACTGCGCTAATCGAGCGCGATCCAACCAGCTTGAGAAAGCCATCGGGGAATTTCTTGAATAAAGTGCTGTTACCACTCGAGCGAGATTTGCTCACATCGATGAGGGCGCTGATCGCCGGCGTAGCTGTAACGCTCGGCACAAACTTCTCATCATTGAATTCTTTGGCCGCACCCTCTTTGGCAAACATGGCAATCATTGGGCTTGCCTTCAACTCGATCAGCTTGAATAGCCAACCGATGAGGCCATAAGTCCAGCCGAGCTGCGCCGCCTTCATCAGGACAATCTCTGGAATATCCGGATCATCCAGCGAGTCATAGATGCCATACATATAGGGCACAAACTGCAAACGGTACAGACCGTTAATCTCGCCGCTCTCTGCTGGCAAATAGTAGTTATCCTCAACCCAATCCGTGGTCGGCGGGACTGGTTTAGGAATCAGCTCAGTCTGTATTCCCTTCAAGACGTTTAGAAAGTTTGAGTGCACGATCTCCAGCGAGTCCGAGGGCAACTCGTATGGGTTCGATAACATCACCATCCTCAATCTTGATTCCGTGTTTAACCTGCAGGCTCTCCTGGATCTCTATACCAACTCTGTTAAATTCACTGGCAACCAGCCTGGGCAGCTCATTAATGATGAGCAGTGCATCATCGAGCTGCAGCAGCTTGCCAGCTTCGCGCAGGCGTGATTGCTGCTTGGTCGCCGTGTTTTCCTTTGACTCAGCAATCCGCGCCTCAGTGAGCTCGGCCTGCTTATCACCTGACCTGCCGGAGGCTTCTTTGCGTAGCTGATCGCAGTATTGGGAAAGCCAGGTGCGGTAGCTGCCGCCCTTGGTCAAGTGACCTTTGCGCAGGTGCGCGGAAATCGCCGGCTGTGAGGTGCCAACCAGAACGGCAAACCGCTCCTGATTGGCGCGTGCAGCAAGATTGAGAGTTTTCAGCTCACCATCGCTGCTCACCACTTCACTCCTGTATAAATATAACCCCCTATAGGGCTACGAAACTGGCCAAAAACTGCGTGCTCACGCCCCGTATGTGGGGAGAGTCTGGGAAGTACCTTTTTTTGATCGATGCCGAGAAATCAGGCGGCGATACCCCGCCATGTCTGCGTATTCTCTACTGATCCGCTTATACTCATGCCCCAGCCCCTTGGCTATAGCCCTGAGCGATGCCTGAACAAACTCATCAAAGGTTTTGAAATCATCCACTGAGAGCTCAGCAGATTCTGTTGCGGTTGCTGGCGCAACCAGACACCCAGGGCTAGCCGCAACCATCGAAACCGAGGCAGCTGCAAGAGCGGCCTTGAGGAACTGACGTCTTTTCAATGCGCAGACTCCTCAGCCTGTTTCTGCCATTCCTCGTAGGCATCACACACATTGACCAGCTGCTCAGTCTCAGTAGCCGCACTGGCTGTTGAGCGAATCGCCGTGCGTGCCATCGCGTATTCTTCGCTGCAATACTTATCGAGATTGCGCTGCTGCGCTGCAGTGAAATCCCCAAACTGGTAGCCATCCTCAAGCGCCTGCTTGAATTCCTGACTGCAACCAGCAACAAGCGCCGCCACACACACCAGCAACGTGGTAAAGATCAGTTTTCGCATATCATCCTCCGGCCTGCCCCTCACCTGGCTGCACTGCAACCAGATGAGGGCGCCTGCTCTCTTTAGTGGAATTAGTTAAACGGCACATCCTTATCAATCGCCTCCAAGCGCAGCATGTAACCAGACATAGAGTGATCACCGATCCTGTCAGTGAATGTCAGGAAGCGATCAGCCCACTGCTGGATCGAAGATGGATTGACCATCACACCAAGCCAGTGCGGCTTGTTTGGCAGATAAACGTGCTTGCCTGCGTGGCTATAACCAACATACGGCGTGCGCGGTGCCACATCCGCGCCATTCGTCACACGCACATAAGTGCAGCTCCTCAATGCCCTGGTAAGGTGGCCAGCAGTCGAGCACTTGCGCTGACCGAACGTGAACAGGGAAAGCCCAGGAAACTCGCACAGATCTCTCAGGTGCTGAGCAACTGCAACAGCCAATAGCGTGGCAACAGCACCGCCCAGGGAATGACCTGTAAAGGTCAAGCTGTAATCAGGGTAGGCATCAACCAGCTCGAGCACTTTATCGAGCACGCTTAGCGCACAGCGGCTGTAGCCTTTGTGCGCCCTGATACCGAAATACTTACACTTCAAGGATAAGAAGTTGTGCTTCCAATCAGTGGCGCTCTCACTGCCGCGCACGACGAAATACAGCGCTTTACTCTTAACGCTGGCGAACACAAAGAGCTGCGTATCAGTGCCCTTATCCTCAACAGTGTAAGTCGCGCTGATATCCGGCCAAGGAAAGCCAGGCGCGTCACTGTAGGCCGCGTTAGAGAGCGCCGCCGTATAGATGAGCCTTTGCAGGATCATGGCGGGTTTTTTTCTACCAAGGCCTTGAGGCGCTCGATTGAGCCATTATGCTCAGTGAGCGAGGCAGCGTGCCGCTCGAGGGTTCTATCTTGCGAGTTGAATCGCTCCCGGTTGTCGGCCTGAATACTCGCTATCCATCGGATGGCCTCTGTATTCTTTGCCTGACTCACAATCAAATAGATTGTCTGCCCAAGTAGAATAGGCACCAGCACACCGAGGATCCAATACACTTCACTGCTTTCAGGTATCTGATCCATTAGATGTCCTCAGTGACTACCCACAACACTTCCTCGCCAGCATCCAGTGCCGCTGAGATCTGCGCAGTGAGCTCAGGCTCAATGTTATCCCACACCGATTTCTGGCCATCGGTATGCCGTGCGACAAGAGGACATCCAGAAGTGTGCTCAACTGTGTTGCCGCCATGGATCCTGATACCAGTAAACCTGACCCCATTTCGATTCACAGAGTGATCAGGCGTCACGTTGAACAGCAGTGGCATCTTGCGCTTGAACTTTGGTGAGTAATTCACAACAACTCTATAGACGCCCTCTGGAATGCAGGTATCGTGCTTGATCTTCACACCGGCAGGCCGGCCCACATCCTCCAGGACGTGACCAACATGCTCACCATTCACCAGCAGTCTGGATATGGTTGCATCCTGCAGATACTTCCTTAAACACAATAAGATCATTCCGCACTCCATTAAAAAGAGCTGCTCCCCCGAGAGAGAGCAGCCCGACTCACTACCCACGCCATGCGAAAAAAAACCCGCAGCACGTTTGTGCAGCGGGTTCTTTTCGACACTGGAAATTTTCGGCCATATTCCTCGCACCGTCAAACTTCAAGTGGAATAGCTGGGCTTATCTACTCAATTCGCTCTCTGTGTCTTTGCAGTAGGACATAAAGGCTCATTGATAGGACTAGAAAAACACAGTGAATACATTGCCTTGCATCTATGTCCTATCTGTCCTATCTAAAAAAGTAAAAAAATATAAATGCAAAGTAAAGAGAGAGCATTAAACCCCACTCACTCAGCGCTTGGTTTAATGGGAACTGTAATCGAATAGGCAGACAACACGGACGCACGGACAGAGCCAAGCAATTTCTGGCCTTGGCGAGGCCTACCGAAACCAGACCACCTGGACACACACAGACATTGCCAAATCGCAGACGTAAGAAAACCTTATGTGAACCATAATTCTTAAAAACTCTATCTATGATCGCTATCTAAAGCGGCTTTACGATGCCGCCTTAGTAACTGCTACGCATCCTTGCTTAGCTGTTCCTGCAGGTGAGCCAGCAGCTCATTGAGCCAGGAACTTACCGCCCGATATCCAAACTCTCGGATAGAGTGATATCGCCTGGTGTATGTACGGTCATTGATCCCAGCCTCCTTGGCTCTACGATTCATTGACCATTTCTTAACGCCATTACCTTGGCAGGCCTTGCACGTTACAAGTTGCCGGACTTGCACCGACCTGCTAACGCGCTCATCGCTAGTCCGAATATCAAAAGGCCTCACTGCGTACTGCTTTCCCGATCCGGAGCAGATTGAGCACTTTTCGAGCCTCACCACTTCCAGCAGTGCAGATCTGGCCAGACCATCAGCAATTTTCAGATCAAGCTCCTCGCCCCTGGCTGCAGCTTCTCCCATAAGCTCATCAGCCACTCTGGCAACCAGCTCCCACTCGGCGTCCTTATCGCCCATCAAATAGAACGCGATCAGCTGCGCACCGCGATGCAGACCGAATCGCTCACTAAGCGCGGCACTCACATCCTCCGGAGTAATTGCTGGCGCACCGCCACCTGGTATGGCATCGAAATTCACAGACCCAGGAGAAAGCATTGCCAGAAACTTAACTGCAGAACTACTCATTGGATCCTCCAGGTACTTGGCCAGCATCTGGCCGCTGATATTTATACACGCGCTTTTTCTCAACCGGACAGAATGGCCTTACCTTTTTCCAACCAAGCCGCTGCAGGATCTGCGCGAGTCTTGTTTGCTCTGGAGGCCTCCAGGTCATGGGCTCCATATTCAATGCGCCGGTGAATATCTCAGCCAGCTCGATCTGCTGCCTGGTGATGCGCTCAGGTGCATCGAGATAAGCAACCACCAATGCCTCCCAGGCATCATCGAGGAATCGATCACCCTGCTCTCTCTCAAACAGCTGCTTTTCATTTTCTGTCACATGCCATGAGTCGCCAGTCTTATAACCGATCAGCGCCTCAGCAAAGAGCTGATCCCTGTCTCTAGCCAGAGCCTTGAGATTGATCTCGCCACATTTCACCGGCCAATAGCGCCTATTGCCGGTTGAATCTTTGAAATAGGAATCTTGATTAGTGCTGCCGGCGAATACGCATTGCCTGGGATATTCCACAACGCGCTTACCGTAGGGAGGCCGATACCGATCTGAATCAGTCGCAAAAAAGCTCTTGGCTCGAGTCGATTCTGCCTTGTTGAACGAATCGAGCTCAGCCAGCTCCATGATCCACACGCCCAGCATTTGCTGGTACCCGTCTTTATCACCGATCTGAAAAGCCGCATCAGAGAACCACTGCCCCCCGAGGATCCGCAGCGCGGTAGATTTGCCAGCACCCTGTGAGCCCTCGAGGATGAGCACACAATCCATCTTCACCGGACTTTCCATCGCTCTGGCCACGGCGCCGATCAGCCACTTTTTCCCAGCCGATCGGATGTAGGCAGATTCCTCAGCGCCAAGGTATTCGCTCAGCCAGGTATCAATCCTGTGCTCGCCATCCCACTCGAGGCCCTCGAGGTATTCGCGCACAGGGTGATAGCTGTTATCCCTGGCAACCAAATCCACAGCGGCATCAATGACCGAAGTTTTCGCTGAGATCCCATAGTTTTGGGAGAGCCACACATCAGTGCGGCTGGAATCATCGTCGCGCCATTCATTATTCATGTGCTCATAGTTGCCTGAGCTATACGGCGGCGCACTGGCCTTAACAACTTTATAGGAGAGCTGGCAGAACCGGATGCAGTTATGCCAGGCAGGATCATTGGAGAGGATCAGATAGATGTTATTGGTATCAGACTTGTAATTACCCTGCAGGGTTTTACCGAGACTGTGCTGCCAATCACTGAGAGTCGAGAACAGCCGGCGAAAGCACTTTGTAACTGCCTCAACGCCCTCAGCTAGATACAGATCATTGAAATCAACATCTTTATCCTGCCGATTACGATTGAACTGAGGAATGACCACGTAGCCTTGCACGGCTCTGGAGGCCTTCTTGGCGAATATGACGCCAGCATTGTATGGCTCACCTTTTCCATTGGTAGATTTCCAATCATCATCAGCACAAAAAACCAGAGTAGAATCAGGAAAGCGGCTTGAGTAGTGCTTCGCTACAGGGACAAGATTGCCGCTATTGAACGCGACCACCACGGGCACATTGAGCACTTCATGAATTGTGGCGCCAGTGGCATAGCCCTCAGCGATAAAGATAGGCTCACCGCGCTGAATTTCCCCGATAGCAAAGGATGCGCCGGCAATGTCGGCCCCTTTTGGCCAAAATGTTTTATTGCCCTGCTCTGGGTTTTTGGGCTTATCGAATATCCATTGAATGGCGACAATAGAATCATGCGCACTGCGCAAGGGTATGGCTAACACACCTGGCTCACGCCCAAAACGGATGCCGTGTGCTTTTACGCCCTTATTCTTGAGATACTCAGACTCACCTATCTCACTGAGCTTGCCATACTGTGTAGAAGCGATGTAACTGGCGCGTCGAGCCGCCTTCTCACGCTCCTTTTTAGCAATCTCTTTTTGCTTCGCTATCTTTTCGCGGATCCGGCGCTGATCTTCTTTTGTTGCCCCTTGACCGCGCAGCCAGATCTTTTGAGTATCGTGCCGCTTCCAGCTGCCATAGGTTCCGGCAATGATCGAGTTGCCATTCTGTAACTTATATTCAAATAGAATGTACCAGCCATTGCGTGAGCCTTTGCGATCACCTTCAACATCTACGCGCTGGAGATCTCCCAACACAGGCTGATCAACAATCAAGCCATAATCGCGCATCTGCTTGAGCGCATCATCAAACAAACTTAAACCCTCTTTATTCTAATTTTCCGGAAAGGCCGGCGCTATCGGTTGAGCTTTTCTAATACTTCCGCACAATCCACGCACAGATTGGTATCGATGGCCTGCAGCCTTGCCGATGGGATCTGGTGCGAACACTCGGCACAGATCCCCCCGGCTTCAAGCGCTTGCTGTGCACGCTGCAGCCGCGCATCATCGATGCGACGAAAGGCCTCTGACATCGATTCCTCGAGATAGGCTGCAGCAAGGTCTGCCACATCCATCAGGAGCGCACCTGGGCAACGCGGCGATCACTGGCGAACTTGATAACACCCATCACGACACCGAGCAGGCGGCTCAAATCAAACTGCAACTCATCCCATTCAGCATCATCAATCACGCCATCATCACCGAGCGAAGTCTCAAGGCCTGCACTGGCCACGCTGACCTTATTCAGCAATTCATTGAAAAGCCGAATGAGCGACTCATCGCTGTATTCGGGATCTACCAGCTGAAACCAGCCAGCGCCTGGGAACAGCGGCATGAGTGAGTCGAGTATTCGAGGATCTTGCGTGATTTGGCAGATCTGCTTGAATTGCAGAAAGGTAGGATGGCGCTCAGGCTGATTGGGATCGAGATTATTGGAAAAGGCAGTGGCTGACTTATTGCACTCCATGGCTAGTGCCTCGATCCCGTAATCATTGGCCGCGTGATAGAGCGCAATCTCTAGCGGGTGCACACGCTCTTTGTTCTTTTGTATTTCCGTGGTAGATCGTCGTGGCATGTGTAAATTCTCCAGGTTATCCCCTGTCGCTGGCCGGCATATTGTTTTGTAATCGATGGCAAGCAACACGAATCAACAACTCATTGAGCTCAGGCTTTATTTCATCCAAAGGGAACTTCTCAGGTGAATCCACCACCATGGCCACGGCGATGCGATCAGGCACAGCGCGCTTTCCGGTTTCGATTTCTGATACCTGAGTCTGGCCAAGCCCGAACAGTCGGCCAAACTGGCGCTGGCACAGCCGTAATTGGTGGCGATAGCGCTTCATTGGATGCTCTTGAGTTTCCATATCGGCGCAAATTATCACATATTGAGATATTTACAATGTGTCACTGCAAAAAAATCACAATTTGCTGATTCGCAATTGGTATAACAGAACGTAATATGGCCCCACGATGGAATTAGAACCCTGGCAACACAGAGTGAAAGAAGTCATGCGCCGCAAAGGCCTGACTCAAGTGGACGTGGGCGAGAAGATTGGCCATGGCCAGTCGTGGCTGAGCAATAAGCTCACCAGCAAACGCGGCACCAAGCTCGAGGATATCTCCAAGATTGCAAAAGCAATCGGAGAGAGCGACAGCTTTATACTCACCGGTCAGCGCTCCAAGCCAGGTAGCACCGACGATGCCGGCCATCACATCCCCGTGATCGGCTGGGATGATATTGCCGATTGGCCGAATAATGGCGAATTTGCACAGATCAGCGAATGGATCGCGCCCTCTAGCCCCGAGGACATCAGCCACGCTAGTTTCGGACTTCGCGTGAATGACAACTCCATGAGCTCAACCAGTGGCAGGCTTTCAATTCTCAAAGGATCCAAGGTGATAGTGTCACCAGCAGAAGATGTCGAGCCCGGCTCCATCGTGCTTGCTCTGGTTGCAGGCAGGCCAGTGATCCGCACCCTGGATAGCGATGGCATTGATCGCTATCTGCAGCCACACAATGAGCTATACCCTCCCCGGCCCGTTGATTCTGACGTGAGAATTGTCGGCCAAATCGTCGAAATCAAGCTGAAACTCAGCGACCTCCAGAAGTAACTCTCACACCTTTGTTGCCTAATATCTCAATATGAGATATTTTCTGCCGACAACAATATCACATTTTGTGTTATTGGCTGGGAAAGCCAACCTCAGAAGCAGATTGCAGACGGAGGAAATATGCCAGAACCAAGCGAGATGCAGATCAAAGATGCAGCCAAGCAGCTCGGCATAGGCAGCAAAACCCTTTTCAAGCTCCTGCGCCAGCGTGGCGTGCTGAATAGCAACAACATCGCCAATCGCGCCTATGTCAGTGCCGGCTATTTCCGTATCGATGGCCGCAGCTACACCCAGAGAGCCGAGGTTTACCAGATCCAGAGGCAATACCAAGTCACGCTAGTCACCGATGCCGGATTGAGCTTCATCCAAGAGCTCATCAACCAGGAGGAAAAACGCCATGAACAGAACAAAAGACGCAGCCAGAGGCCTAAACTTTCAAGCGCAGCTGGTGCCTGAATCCCCCGGCCACTATTTGGCGCTCACTTCCCAGCTGAATTATGTGCACGTCGAGGCCGAATTCAGTGGCGATACATTCTTACGCTTTACCGCACGCGGCAGCACTGACTTTGATTCGCTCACTGTCATTGCATTCAGCAAGATTGAAGATCCTCGAGAGCTCTGCGCCGCGATTTTCCCGAGTCCCCCACTGGCCAAGGATGGCCAACCTCATCGCCAACAGATCTCGTATTCCCTATCCGATTACAGCGCTGCTGCAAATCACTAACAAAAGAGAAAAAACAATGAACTCTATCACTGCCAAACTCACGTCACTGATCCCAGGCATGGATTCAATCAAAGACGCCAATCACCTGGACACAATTCAATATATCCCATTCAGCCAGCTTGTGGCCTCTGCATCCAATGTACGCAAGACGCCCACTGATCCGCGCAGTGACAGCGAACTCCGCGCTTCCATCGAAACTCAGGGCTTGCTGCAAAATCTGGTAGTGACACCAACGCCAGATAGTCCAAGCCGCTATGAAGTCACCGCTGGAGGCCGGCGCCTGAAAATCATCGGGCAAATCATTGCAGACAAGACGCCAGGATGGGATGAGCACTATCCGCTGCCCTGCCTAATCAAGAACAGCGCCGATGCCGCCAATGAGGCCTCGCTCACTGAGAACATCTGCCGCGAAGAAATGCACCCAGCCGATCAATTCGATGCCTATCTGAGACTGCACCTGCAATACGGGTTCACAGTTGAAGAAATCGCCAAGCACTTTGGCAAAAGCGTCAGCGATGTACGCAAGGCCTTGCTGCTCGGCAGAGTCGCTGAACCGCTGCGCGATGAATTCCGTGCCGGCAAGATTGGCTTGGACGAAATGACCGCATTTACTTTGTGTGAAGATCTGAATAGGCAGGTGGAAGTGTATGCGATGCTCAAGCGCGAGAATCGAGTGTTTTCATCGAATATCCGCAAGGCCCTTCGCCAGTCCGAGCTGACCGCCAATCACAAGCATGTGAAATTTGTCACCCTCGAGCACTACCTCGAGGAAGGCGGCACTGTCTCAGAAGATATTTTCATGAATGAGCAGTACATATTGCAGCCAGAGCTCATCGATCGGCTCATGATTGACAAGCTCGAAGCCGAGCAAACTGAGCTACTGAAATTCTGGAAATGGGCACATATTGAGACTGGCTTCCAATCCTACGATGTCGCCAACTATGTGCAGCTGGAAGGCACACCGAATGCTCCCAAGGAATTGACCGATGAGCTGGAGGCGCTCAAGGCACAAGAGGCTCGAATAAATGAAGCCTATGACAGCGAAACAGAAGATCAGCTTTCTGAGCAAGACATTGAAGCAGCCGGCAACATTGAGGAATTGGTTATAGAGCTGCAGGAAAAGATCGAACGCTATCAAGACTTCACGGATGAGCAACAGGCAGTCGCTGGCTGTGTGCTGTCAATCAGTGATAAAGGTGAGCTTGTTATCTATAAAGGCCTGCAGCGCAGCGAGGACATCAAGGAAGCTGCCAGCGATAGCAACGCAACTGACAGCAAGAGCAGCTCGGCACCAGCCAGCAAAGCCAAGTCAGACGATTACAGCCAATCACTGCGCGATGATATCTCCAAGTATCGCCATGTGATTGCCAAACGGGCATTGATCAAATCAGCCAAGGGCGATGAGATCAACTTTGCAGTGAGCCTCCTGCACTTCCAGATCTGCTATGAGGCTCTGGCCTCCTACGGCTACTGGAGCAAGCCATTTAGCATCCAGCTATGCAGCACCGATGAAGATACCAGCAAGAACGACATCAAAGAGCAGCGTGCATTCAAGGAATTCAAGGAACGCTGCCATGATCTTGAGCTGAACTGGATCGAGAAAGATCCCGCGAAGGCCTTTCAGAACTTCTGCGAACTTGATCAAAACGCTGTTGAGTCGCTACTGGCTTACAGCGCAGCTACCACGCTAAACCGCACCTATGCCGGCGAGAAAAACGACTGGCTAGGACTGGCACTACAGCACTACCAGGTCAACCTCTCCAGCTTCTGGATCCCCACCAAAGAAAACTTCTTCTCTCGAGTCACCAAGGCAGTGCTGCTGAAAGCTGGCGCCTTTATGAGCGGCGATCAAAATTGGGGCAAGCGCCATGAGGGAGAGAAAAATGGAATTCTGGCCGAGCAACTCAGTGACCGTGCTGCCGAGCTGGCCAACTCATCACCACAGCTTTGCTTTATGCCCGAGGGCATGAGCACAGAATAGAGAGAAAGACCCCGACTCACTACCCGCACTCACCAACCTCAGAAAGAAACTGGAGCAACACATGATCGATATCGCTGAGAACTACGACCAATTTCCCGATGAGCTCAAGCAACAGCTCATCATTGGTGGCCGGCAAAAGCAGCCCCTCAAAGGTCGATCAGTGACAGTCATTAAGATCCTGCAGGAGTGCAACTACAGCGCGGATCTGAATCAGATCCTGACCGGAATTTGGGAGAAGGAGGGCGAAGTGGTGAAGCGCACAACGCTTTACAGCCACATGAACTATATGCGCTCTCAGGGCCTGCTGACCGACGACACCAAGGCAGGCACCTATCAGCTGAACCTGCGCAATGCCGATGTTCAACAAGTCCTGCAGATCTCAGCAAACAAAGCTGAACAGATCCTCGAGGAGCTGGCCAACACAGTAGAAACATCCTGCGCGAACTGCTCAACAGAGCTGGTGATCACGCCAGGCGCTAAACGCATACGGGCAGAGGAAATGGATTTTTGCAGCAACAAGTGCAAGAACGCACTGCTTGCCGAGCTCGATGATATCGAGGCCTTGGCATAGCCATTCAGCACGGAGCGACTCATGACCACGCAGCAGCTTGAGAACTACACCGCGTTTGGCGCACAAGACAACTTCCAGGAAGGCTGGGCAATCATTCCGTTTAATGACAAGCCGCACTATTACCTGGACAACACTGCATCAACCGAGAACAAGACGGGAATCGAATTCAAACCGGGATGCCGTTTTTTTGTAAGCCTGTGTGGCCACGCGAAAGCTGCAACGCATCCCGGCAAGCCAGCAGTGGTGCCAGGCAATTTTCCAAAATGTCAGCACTGCCTGAGACTCGCAGAGAGGCACCATTAATGCAGGAAGCTGATCACAATCGGGAGAATTTCTATGTGCGCAGGCGCTACGAAGCGCTACGCGCAAAGGCGATTAAGAAAGGCTGGGTGCGGCCAGAGTTTATCGGTGAGTCAGATATTCAGAGGCAACAAGAATGGATCCAGTATTGGGAAAGCACAATGGCCGACAAGGCCGCTGAGGATCCAGGCAGACCAGTAGTGCCACATCTATCAGGAGGCGTCAGGCGTCTATCGTGACCTCATCAGACACCACAGAACCACACTGGAAGATCCGGAACATCATGCGCCGGCTAGACACAGCAAGAAAGCGATTGGGCATTACCTGCCCCTCGAGCAACTTCACAGAGGCCTTGGCCAAGCAGATCCTGCAGGGCAAGCCGCTCAGCGCTGACCCTCAACGTATCGCCAGGAGCTTGCTAGTGACCGTCGAGTGCCTGTTAAAGGCCAGGCTGACAATTAAGCGCCTCGAGAGAAAAAATAGAGAACTAGAAAACCAACTCACAGAAGCACAATCGACTCACTGACCCCAAGCATCAAACGGAGAATCACATGGCATTGATAATTAGCTCACCGCAAGGCACTGGCAAAACAACACTAGCAGAACCACTGCGCCAGCTGCTGCACGCAGATTCTGTAATCGAGGAATACATACCCGGCGTTCCAGTTCCTGATAACGTGATTGCAATGACAAACTTTCCAGATCACACAGCAGTTGAGCTTGGTGATGTACTTGTGGCAGTAGGCTTTGCGATGAAAGAAAGATCACCGCTGAGCATCAACCTGATTCAGAAAATGATCTCCAACCTGTCATGAGTATCCTGCTCACTCCAGATGGAAAGCATACCGTGCGCGACAGCGGCCCCTGTGACTGCCAATCGCACTGCCCAAACACATGCCAGCACGACAGCAGCTGCTGCGATCAAACTTGGTGCGATTGCAGCTGCCATCGAGAGTTTTACGAAGCCAGGCAAGCAGCTGGCAGAGGCGCAATCATCGAGGAATAACCGTGAAAATCAAAAAGGCAGCAGTGATCATCGAAGCGTGGAAGCTCAACATATTTAACTCAGAGCTGAGAGCAGCTGGATTCACCTACAGGCAATATCCAGGCCCGGTTGAGGGAACGCTCAACCTCCAAACAGACCACACTGACGCCACTCGCTCCAAGCTAGAAGAAACTATTAAGAAGGCTCAGGCGAAATGCATACTGAAAAAAGTGCACTGACATCACCATGCAGGAAACAAGGGCAGAGGATCTGGAATTTATCGCTGACAGAGAGCGCCACCTGGTATGCGAACCCTACAGCATTAAAAACCTGCACATCATGGCGAAGGCCTTGAGAATTCACAAATGCTGGTTTCATGGGAATCACTACGACATCCCACAAAGGAGAATCGAGGAAATTCTAAGTAAGTGCAAGATAGTAACCCCCAGGGAAATAGTAAGAATTATTCGATCAGGATCCTGATCACCGATCACACCAACACCAGAGGAAACAACACATGAGCGGATCTCTCGGAATCCTCAACCAGGCATTATTAGATCAGCTTGACCGGCTGAACAATCCAGAAATAAAGGGCGACTCACTGAAACAGGAAATTGATCGCGCCTCCTCAATCATAGGCGTGGCGAAGGAACTGAATGCGACAGCGCGAACTGTACTGGACGCCACAAAACTGAAAGCAGAACACCTGGGCTTACACAAGGATGATACCCAGCAGCTTGAGAAGTACACCGGCACGCAACTCGCCCTGGAGCAAAAACAACAATGAGATCTGTTTACTCAGAAGCGCAGCTCACTTATTTGGAAGTCGGATTCAAGGAAATGGATCTGGCTGTGCTCACTGAGAATTTCAATGTTTATTTTGGACTCGATAAGAGCGTGAGTGCAATCAAATCCACACTGAGCAATCACGGGTTTCGATGTGGGCGCCCCACCGGCAGAGCCAACACTCAATCCAAGAAGTACACGCCTGAAATTATCGAATTCATCAGAATCCGGTACCGGGAGACTACACTCCGCGAAATCACCACCGAGCTCCAAGAATTCTATGACCTAAGAATCAGCCTCAAAAACCTGAGCTCACTCTGCAAAGCACATGGCATCAAATCCGGCAGAACGGGCTATTTTGAGAAAGGCTGCAAGCCATGGACCACTGGAACAAAAGGCGTAGTGAAATCCAACTCTGGCAGCTTCAAGCCAGGCAGTGTGCCTCCGAGTCTCAAGCCAATCGGCCATGAGCGGATCTGCGCAAAAAGTGGATATCCTCTTGTAAAAGTCGCTGAGCGCAATCCATACACAGGCGCCCCCACGCGCTACAAGCCAAAGCATCACGTTATTTTCGAGCAAGCAAACAACAGATCCATCAAGGATGGCCATGTGCTTGTTTTTATGAATGGCGATCAGCTGAACTGCCAATTAGAGAACCTGAAAGAGATCCCGCGCAGCCTACTGGTGCGACTCAACAAGCTACGCTACTGGAATCAACCTACTGAACTCAGGCCAACGATATGGGCTCAAGCCGAGCTACAAGCTGCGATCGGCACCGCCAAACGGCGAATGACCAGCAGCAATGAGAATCGGGAATAACCGGAACAACCATGCGCATTGCCCTTTACGATGTAGACAGCAAGATCCCAAATCTGGCATTGATGAAACTCTCTGCCTGGCACAAATCGCGTGGCGATACGGTTGAGCTCTATTCGCCACTATTCAGCGATCAATATGATCGGATCTACGCCAGCAAGATTTTCACATTTTCAGATAGCTCCATGATCAATCCAGAAAAAATGATTGTGGGCGGCAGCGGCTGGGATATGAGCAAGCAGCTGCCAGCTGCAGTTGAAGCAATGGAACCTGACTACTCGATATATCAATACCCGCACAATATAGGCTTCACAATGCGAGGCTGCAGATTGCGCTGCGAGTTTTGCATTGTGCCGCAGAAAGAAGGAAAGCCAGTCGGCGCGAACACTATCACCGAGATCTGGACGCAGCGCAGCAGCGACTTCATTGTGCTGCTTGATAATGATTTCTTTGGCAATCCACAGTGGCCAGAGCGGATTGCAGAGATCCAGGAGCACAATCTGCGCATCAATTTCAGCCAAGGCCTGAATATCAGAAACATCCGGCCAGAGCAGGCCGAGGCCATTGCCTCGATTCGATTCCGAAACATGACTGGCAATAAAAAGCAGGTGCACTTTGCCTGGGATGATCCTCGGCATGAGAAGCTAATCCACAAAGGCATCCAGATCTGCATCGATGCCGGCTTAAAAACGTACCAGATGGCCTTTTATGTACTCATAGGATTCCACTCAACCGAGCAGGAGGATCTGCACCGCGTTGAGCTGCTCAGGGAATACGGCTGCGACCCCTACGCGATGCCTTACAACAAAGAGGATCCGTATCAGCATCGATTCACCCGCTGGGTGAATCACAAAGCCATTTTTAAGTCGATACCCTGGCGCGACTACAAACACAACGTAAAGCCAAAAAAGAGCACCCAATTTCAGAATGCACTGGATATTTGAATCGACCAGACGGGAGATCCAAGGAGGCAAAAGTGACAGAGCAAAAAGCACGATGCATGCTGTGCGGTGAACCAATGCCAGCAGGTGAGGAAATGTTCAAATTCCATGGCCACTCTGGCCCCTGCCCAAAACCACGATTACCCAAAGTGCAATCGGGCATCGAGATCATCGCAGCTGAAAGGCAACGACAGATCCAGGAGGAAGGCTGGAGCGCAGAGCATGATGATTACTCACACACTCAAGACACGCTGGCCATGGCAGCAACACGCTACTGCCTGCCCCCAGGGCTGCGATCCCGTCAGATAGGAGCTCTCCTCGCACTGCTCTGGCCATGGGCACCGGATTGGTGGAAGCCAAGCCCAGATAACAGGATCAGAGAGCTGGCCAAGGCCGGCGCCTTGATCGCCGCTGAAATTGACCGACGACAACGCGAAAGCAAGAAATCATGAAGAAACCACGAAAGCAGAAGATCTCAGATTACATCCTCGAGGAATTCGGAGAGATGGCCATCGATCCGCGCACAGTGATTGCTCAGATCCAGCGCGGTGAGTTGCCTGGCCAGAAGATTGGAGGGCTCTGGTTTGTGATTCGCCAAGAGCCCGAGCCAGCACCAGCTGCGCCCAGGCCTTCCACTAACAATGCCACTGCTGATAGTATCCTGCAGGAAATCGGATGCCTCCAGTGAGATCCCACATGGGCCGAAAGCGCCTGGCCAAGAATCGTGACCTTGAGCTCTATGTGCTCCGCGATAAAAAGGGCTACATATCCTACAAGCACCCCAAGATGGATAAGCCCAGGACTTTTGGGAAAGGCCAGGACGCGCTGAATGCCGCCAACGAAGTCGCACGCATCGTAAATGCCAAGCTCTCAGGCCAGGCCGACATTGTTGGCGAGATCCTCACCCCCCACGCAAAATCATTCAATCATGTGCTGGATCGCTTCATTGAGGAACGATCTCATGATCTGCAGTGGTCAAAAGACTACAAAGCCGAGCAGCTGCGCCGCATCGATAAATTCCGCGAATATGGCGGCTCCAAGTGCTATGAGGATCTCACCGTGCTGTTTTTCGCAGATATGGTAGATGAGCTCTTTACCGGCGACAGCCGGCGCACTGCCATTTATCTGCTGCGCCACATCGATGCTTATGCGTGTGGCCGAGGCCTGCGCCTGGGCCCCAATGTGGCAGAACGGATCCTCATACCGCGCCAGCAGGAGCGCCAGCGCCCACGCATTAAGGATTTCGATGAGTTTCAGGAGATCCACGCACAAGGTGAAGATTGGGAAAAGGACGTGCTGGAGTTTGCCCTGATCACCCTACAGCCGCGCCAGGTGATCTGTATGCTCGATATTAATGCGCACATCCAGGGCAACAAGCTGCGCTTCCAGCGCGGTAAGACTGGCGTTTACATCGAGATAGCTATTACTGAAACATTGGCCCCTCTGATCGCCAAGCGCCGCAAAATGGCCATGCGCTACGGCACCCGGCGCCTATTCTGCCGGCCACCGGCCAGAGCCAAAGGCAGCGCGAGGATCCAGCCAGGCTACCTCACCCGAGCGATCACAGCTTGCATCCTGCGCACCGGGCTCTATGCCGAAGATCACCACCCCACCTTGCACGAAGTGCGCTCCCTGGGCGGCAGGATCTATGAGCAGCGCGGCTACCCTAAGCAGCTCATTCAGGATCTCATGGGGCACAAAAAGCCATCCACCACCGAGATCTATCTCAATCCAGATGAGCCCAAGTACATAAAAAATACCACGCTGATCGACCTAAATTCGCTCAAATAA